TGTACATTCCAGAGATAGTTAACCCTGTATCGTCCGATGGATCGTATCTGTTCTACACCAGGAATAGCCATAAGGTTGTCCTCGGGGAAAGTAGCAAACGGAGAGACCGGACAAGGACCCCCAAAACACCCCTTTTAACGAGTTCAGGGGGGTGGGTAAGACTTATAAGGGGGAAGGAATAATAACTCGTCCTGGGGGAGATTTGGCCCCTTGCTTGGGGTAGTTTAGGGATAAGGCGAGCGGGCTAAGGCGGTAAAGTAAAGTAGGGCTATCTTTCTTTTTTTGAAAATCCTAAAGCATGACTGGGATAGGCTGGGAAGCTGTCCCAGGCAACCCTTGATTAAAGTAGGTGTAGGCGAAGTTGACGGAGCAGGTAATGAAGTTGGCCCCACCAGCCGCCGCCCCCCCAGCAAAGGCAACCCCAGCACCATCGTTAAACAGGATAGGGAAGGCCCCGAAGATGATATACTCCCATATGGGAATATCCTGCTTGTTCATGCGAGTGAGCATAATGTCCCCGACCACAGCCTCCATCGGAGTAGCCACTCCTGTTACTGGATCATAAGTAGCCTGTATCCAAGGCACGAACAGCTTTCGCATGTCCAAGTTATCAGTCTCGACTACTGTAATTTCAAACACCCTGCTGCATTTGACCACTCCTGGCTGGGCAACCGTTTGGTTCCTAATGGTAAATTCCAGTGCTGTAGCAGAGCCGTAAACAGGTTCCGTTGCAGTCACACATCGTAGGTTTAGCAGCACAGCCCCTGGTGCCCAGAATGGAATTAGTGGAGGTCGGATGATGCTAATGTTCCAGTTGTAGTTAGTTATGATCCGACCCGAAGCTCGTACCTGATCAAGTTGAGGTCTCGGCATTTTTCTTCACCTCCCTTTCGTTAGCCCCGGATCATTTCTTCAGCTACACTGAAAGACATGGTCTGTGGGGTAATTACAACATTACAAGTAATGAACTCAGCGGTCATCATCGCCTTTACCAGCAAATCCACATTCAGAATATGGTTGGCAATGTCATTCGCTGAATTGTTATCCGTATTACAGTTCACTTGAAAGTCCGCTACTCCCTTACGAGCCTTTATGCCCAGCATGTAGGCACCAATAACAGCCGCCACCCTTGCTCGGGTATCTTCATCATTATACTCGTACAGGAAGTCCTCCAGAGCGACACTAATTGCAGGCTCTACCACAACCAGCATCAGTCGGACATTAACCCGATCCAGGTCTGAGGGTCTGGACAGCAAGGTCATCTGACTCATCGGACGAATTCCCCGACCGGGAGCAAACATAATGCAATTGACACCTATGTTGGAAAGGGTGTCACCCTCGGCCTTGGTCAAATACCTACGCAGACCTTGCACCAGAATTTGTGCTTTGTTCCCTGCAAAACCAGCGGCATACCAAAGCTCCGACCTGGCTGCATTCTGGGATATCAATCCCGCGATGTGTCCGTCAGGTGGGATGTAAATGGAACGATTGTTAAACTTATCGTACATGTACAGGTCAGGAGTCCATAAGCCACCCCAGGAAGAACTAACCGCTGCCAGGGTATCCTGACGGTAGGTCTGAATATCGTCCATATAATCCGCCGCTGCCGCTGCAGCATAGGGAACTGATAACACGGCAAAGCAGTCCCTTCGCTCTTCTGCTTTTGCAAGTAGAGCAAGATGGTAAGCAGAAAAAGTCTGACCTCCATCCATGAGAAGTGTCACCGGAGTAGCTTCTCCAAGCTCATCCAGAGCAACGATTAGCTCCCCACTTCCAACTACTCCACCATCGTCCCCTTTCTCCATGGCTACAGCAGTCGTGCTCTCTTTCGGATAGGGGTTGGTGGTAGCACTAAGATCGTCATTGTTCAGACCCCTGATATACTCACTCTGCTCCAACAGAGTTTCGACAAAGATGTTCCTTCCATAACCGTCCACATGATCTTCCCTCCTGGAACAAATCCAGGTAGGCTCGACCTGTCGTCCGTCCTTGTAGACCAGAATAGCAAAGGCGTTGGGCTCCTTCACGGTATCCGGGCTGGTCGCATAGTTGTAAATCTTGACACTGATGTCGTTATTCCATGCTCCCTGGTTAGCCCCATAGAGTAACACAGCGGCACCAGAGGCGAACGTATACTCCGAACTCCCCTCTAATTCTCCGGTTGGATCAACCATGCCGGCTCCCACATGATCGTTCGCGGCCCCATCCTTCTCGAAAAGTACCACACCACCATACAGGGACCCGGAAGCGACACGGCGAACTTGCAGTTTATCGGACTTCTGCAAAAAGGCCAACGCGGAGAAATGGGAAAGGTCATGTCCCACTTCTACTTTCTCGTCCGGGGTATACCGTTTCAGGAACTGGGCGTCACTCGTCACCAGAGTGACTTCCTCACAAGACCCCTTCTTGAAAGGTCCTGCGATGTACCCGTAAGCTCCTGGAAAAGACGGAACCCGAGTCGAGATATCAGTTTCGTATATTGTCACGTTGCCCAACATAGAGACACCTCCTTGTTCAGATGGTAAAGTTATGGAACTTCAAGCCTAAGAACACCACTGGGCAACGTCCCCAACCTGGCGGACTCCAGCCTCGGAGTTTTGCCATGAGGGGGAAGCATAATAGTATTCCCATCGTACATAATGGTCAGGTTGTGATTCCGCTTAGATTTTAGAATCACATAACGAGTAGCGAACCCTCCCTCCTTTTCTTCTATCATTTCTACCTGTGGCAATTTATATTTTACCACTTGTATCACCTCCTTAGTCATAGACCAGATACAAAACTCTTGAATGCAGATAATTCGCTTGAAAAAATTTGCACCTCAACTTCCCCACTTACAGCTGGTCTCCATGATCTCCTGGTAATTGTAAGCTCTCCTTTAGCGCGGTTGAAGGTAACCAATCCTCCAGCAAGACCCAAGTGGGGTTCCTTTATTCCAGCAACGGTGTCCCCCATGTTAATCCTGGAAATAATATCGGGACCTGGCTCCACCACCGCCTCAGAGAAATCCTTGCATACAGAAATTAGTTCTGTCGCCCTATTCATCTCACACCTCCAAATCAGTGGAAAAGTTAACGGTTAAAATAGGAGTCAAAATCAAAGGTAAAGATCCCCTGGCTAACAGCAAGGGATAATCCATAGCTCCCGAGCACTGCAAATAGGTCATTGTACCGGACTTATGGGAATCCCCTTTCTTCAATTCGGACACCGTAAAATTCGCAATGTTTATTGACATCGGTTCTGCAGGGTTCTCAAAAAGCCCCGGCACAGTGATTTCCAAAGTCTTATCCGGGTCAGAAGTAAGGATTAACTCCTCCACATCTTCAATCACTTTGATTGAATTGGAGTAGATGTTAAAATGAAAAGCCAAATGGGCCATACGGAATTCATGCCGAACCCCGTCCCCAGTATTTCTGTCTTCTGTCCATACCTTGGCAAAATGACGCTTCTGTATAGAGCTTACTTCAATCTTCTCCCGCGCACAAAGTAGGACCAGCCAGTAAGGGAATCCAGCAGCTTTATGAGCATCGTCTTTCTCGACGACATGTTTACGAACAAGCTGAAAATTCTCAACACTCCAGGTATAAATCGTATCACCCATAATGTAGGAGTGAACCGGCTCGACATTCAGCACATCGTCCCGTAGGTAATTAGAAAATGCGTTCAAAGCCAGAATTGTAATCATTTGAAATACTTGCTCCGAGCCTTGGCACACCAGCTTGAGGCTTCCTGCTCTGCCTCGGTTGCGCTATCCACCTTTGTTCCACTACCGAAAGGTTCCTGGTCCCAGTAAAAGGTTGCGTGATCCACATCCCATCCTATAATCTGGCGCCCAGTCAGATCATAAATATTCGCCTTGACGATAGCGTATACATAGACATTGGTGGACATATCTATATCAAGAACGATTTTACCCCACGGGTGATCCTTAGAGAACCGATCAAAATTACCTTCAGAGATATCCTTTACATCATTCCGCTTCTCGTCCATTTCCAGATTCCGCTTCTCGTCTATGCCCAAATCGTAAAGAACAACATAGGCTGCGTCGAGGCGATTGTGTTCTTCATCATTCAATACCTTACATGCGGAGAGAAAAGTCCCCAACTTTTTTCGAATCTCTTGCGCTTGCATTTGCAAATCTAACCCCAGGGACTCCCCTTGTAGAAACTCCTGTGCTTTGTTCATTCTGAAACCTCCTCTGCTATCTGGGCCTCAAAGGGCCACAGAATTGCTTTGTTAATGACAGACCCTGAAGCTACATAAACAGATTCAATCCGTTCTACCCGAAACTCTTGGAACAAAGATCCCGAAGCAGTTTCCATTCCCAGGAAAACCTTAACCCTGGTGTCCTTGGGCAAAGTACGATCGTAAGGGAGAAGAACAGCAGTATCACCATCTGGGTTGTTAAACATATCCAGACTGGCGTCTGATCCAAACCGTTGCCCCAATATCCCCTTGCCCACCACTACATCAATTTCCGTCTCAGCGGGATCAGGGTCATACTCACACCCCGAATCTTCAGTTCGATAGAAGCTACCAGTAGCTACAATGGGATAGTAGTATTCGCACTTCAGCCCATAATAGTACCGGAGATGGGTGAGCCACCGTTTGGTATTGGTTCGAAATAGATTTGGAACGTCATGAATGAGGCCCATTTCAATCCTTTAGCATTCGAGAGTTGACAAGAGCCTGGATCAAAGAGTAGATATGCCGACAAAATCCTGGAATCCCCTTCGGATTTACTGGTCCTCTTGTCGAGCCAACGACTTTCTTATACCGCCGCCAATTCCCTATTGTTGAACCCACGTCATACAATTCTTTTTCAAAGCGGTATTGAAAATCGGGACAACTACACTTCAATGCGCAGTTATTGTAGGACATGGTCGGGACCTCTGCATAGATTGTCCCACCTTCTGATTCAACGGGAATCCATCCAGGCTTTTGTTCATCAGAGAAATTTACCTGGAAGAACTCTACTCCTACATCATAAGTGCCTCCCTTGCTACCGTCTACATCAGCAGTAAAGAGAAGGGCCTTGGTCCCCCGCCAGGAGTCTATCTCCACATTATGCACGCCTGCTGGGGCATAGTCAGCCTTACGGTAGGCGGAGATCATTCGATTAGTTATGTCACGAAGAGTGATAGCCATCTAAGCTCCTCTTTTACAGGTAATCTACAGTATAATCAGCAATGTTATGACCAATTAAACTGGCCAGAAAAATATCAGAATTAAAGTCACCCAGCGGAACATCAAGAATCTTTCCGTTCTGAATAGCTGTTATTCCTTGCCTTGCAAGCATGGTTTTTACAAGGCCAAGCTGCTGGTAGTCAAAAAACCCCATTCGCATAGTCTTGTGGAACTCCTGTTCACACATCTTAATCACTTCTTGTGCTCTATTCATTTTTACCCCCATGCAAGATACCACTTACCATTGTTTTGCAGCCAATCAGTAGTTTCTTTAATCCTTGCCTTCCCATCAGTCTTCATTGTAGCTGCGTCAATTGTAAATCCCAATTCCAGACCACCGAAACTGCCTCTGGCCAGTCCAACTGCATACATAAAGTGTCCTGTCACCAACTCCAGGAATTGGTCATCGATGTCCGGGTCGACAGTCAGGATTTCCCAATTCTCAGGACTCTCAGTCTCCCCTTCTGGAATGGTAATCTTATGCTTAAAGACCCCGACAATTTCAAACAAGCCTCCCGCTTGGACATAAAGAGTATAAGTGGTCTTATCGTATCTCCAGACGAAAGATGACTTTTCTTGTAACTTCTGCTTCCTCCAATCAAATAATTGCCATGGCATGCCAAGTACCTGAATGGGATTACACTCGGAGATCCAATCCGGTTGACCTTCCGATACCAAGAAAGTATAGAAGGTAGTAGGGATGTTTTTATTGTAGTTGATAATTCCTGGTCGCCACCGACTGTACATAGCCAGGGCATGCTGGACTAACTTAGAAAAAGACGTATAGTCCAGATCTATCTGGCTGGAGGTAAGTTGATACTGCCCAGACAGCACTAATACTCGGTCAAAAATCTCACTTAGAGTCATTTCAATCTCCCAAAGGGGACTTATAAGGGGGAAGGAAAGAAAACGTGTCCTTGGGGTCGTCAGGGGTCTTGCTTGGGGTAGTCTTAGACCGCTGAAAGAGGACCCAAGGGAGGAGTTTCCTCCTCCCTTGAATTCGACCTTGAGTTTTCTTAGGACTCAAGGGGAAGAATGGTTACGTGGTGTCAACCACATCCAGCTTGGTGATGAAATTGCTAACCAGAACATCCAGGCCAGCCCACACCGCTGCGGCCCTCTGAGTTCCCAAGGGGTTTAACCCAATAGGAAGAAGGTCAGTAACAACCAAAGGCATGAACGGACTGTACACTGCGGGAGCCTCAAACGGGGAGGTTCCTTTCCAGAACGCCATTCCTGCCCATTCATCCAGCATCGCATCCTCAGGCACCCGGATAATGGCTTTCCCGTCAAAGGTCCCGTACAGATGAGGACCCAGGGTATTGCCATCCGTCAACTTCTCAAAACCCGGGAGGGTATCAAAGATCGCGGAATGACTAATTCCCACGACTATACCCGAGATCGTCCCACGGCCCGCAGCTTGCACGATGCACTTCTCTGCAGTAGCCACACCCTTCTTGTAGGACATCTGATGCTCAAACCAACTTACACTGGTAGGAACTTTCTGGTCCCAAGTGGTAGATCCCTTCGCAGCCGCGTACATCATGCGAATCAGGGAGCCACCAATTTCTGCATTGATCTCGTTAATGAGATCCTTGGCCAGTTCGTCCTCCGCCACCAATCCAAATCTTTTTCTAAGACCGTATGACATCAGCAGCCCAACCGTCCCGCGCAACGCAAACACCTTAGCCAAAATCGTCTGAGACGCATAGTAGGTGTCGATGTTAGGCAGGGTGGTGGCCAACTCATAGTTGACCTGGTAAGCAAATACGATATGATAGGCTGCACCGGGATCAGCAGTCAGGGTCAAAGTCACAACCCCTGTGCTATACACGATAGTACCGGAACAGCCAATACCGGAAATATTCTCACTCCCATCGTCTACCCCAGATACAGACAACTCGGAGATAGCAACGGAGAAGGTCCGGGGTCTAACAGGATTGATATGGGTGACCAAAGTATAAGCCACCTGATTGTCAGCCGTATGTCCGCCCACCTCACCAGAAACGTAGTTGCTGGCAAAGGCGTTCGGAGTTACTTGAATCGAACGAGGATCCAAGATGGTCTGGGTGGCAGTCAGGTTACCCTTGAGGGTAGCAGACCGGACCTGCTTAAAGTAAATAGTACCCTGCTCTTCCTCTATCGGCTGTACAGAGCAGATCAACGGAATGATGCTGGAACCATAGGTGACGGTAAGAACATCAAAGGCAATATTGGGAATCACCCCTAACATTCCTACGTTACCGTCTGCTTCCCACATACTACGGTCGCTGGAAAACTGCTCCAACATTTTTCCCAAGCCGTAAATGTCCCAGTACTCAACCGGGCGCACCTTGGAAAGTAACGATTTGCTCTCCAAGTAGCTGCACTGCTTGGGGTACTTCTCATAAAGGACCTGAGCGTCTCTCTTCATCTTATTGACGCGAGCCTCCTTAAAGGCCTCTGTAACTTCTTTGATCTGTTGTGACATAGTATCTACCTCCTTCTTAACTGTTCAAGGGATGCTGAAAATCGATGGCAGACTTCTTCCTGGAAGTGGGGACAGTCTTGTTA